GGCGGCTATAGGTGATGTCGGGAGTGTCCCATGTCTGATACATTATTATTCCCTCCATCCTGTAGCCCTGTAGCCTGTGCCCTTTAAAAAGGCGTGGTAAGCATGATTCAATATATCCCATTTCTTTTCATCCGTCCCGGCCAGTGGAAAATCTGCGATCAGATCTTCAAATGCAAATTGTTCCATGCCGGTCAACCGTTTCCACGTCCACGACGTGTAAACATTATCCTTTAAAAACCGTTCAATGAACTCATTGCGCCGCTGGAGCTGTTCGCGCTTTGTCATGGCTTACACCCCCTCAAATGTACTTATATTTTGTAATGCCGTTGCGGTTCATATAGTCCGCAACATCTTCCAAGTCACTGCAAAATGCCCCATCCCCCGTGTACACGTTGCCGTCAAAAACATGGATATGATAATATCCGATGGTTGACAACTTATTTTCAATTATAAGCCGCTTCATGATTATACCCTCCTTATTGCGTTCACGTTCTTTTCGTCGATATATCCCTGGTAATAAAGGAACTCCGCCACGGCTTCCAATGTCGGGCCATAGTTATAAGCCATAGCCCGCCCCGTGTCAATGTAATAATCCCCGTTGCGTTGATATACCTTGTAACCATAACCACGGGCGACCAGCTTTTCGCCCTTTTCAAGCTTCATCATGATAAAAACCTCCTCTGTCATGTCGTGGGGTGTCGGGTTGCTTCTTCTTCGCTCTGTCTATCTTCGCTCTGTGCTTTGCACGTTCACGGCGTGAAGCCGTGTCGCGGCTATTCCCTCCGGGCCGCGCCCCGTGTACCCTGTTCGGGTTGATGTGCAACCCCCGCCACGAGGGCGGGACGCTCCCGGCCTGATGCCTGTTTTACGTCGCCGGGACGACGTGCGATTATACCGCTTTACATTCACCCTCATAATTGAATATAGCGTCCAGCCTGTTATATTCGTCGCGGGTGTAATAGTGATCCATGAATGTTAGCGCGTCCATATGGAATACAACGTCAAGGATAAATTTCAATCCGTCCAGGTTGCACTTATTCGCGCTTGATCCGTAATGCGTCCACCCGATATTACCTTGCATTGTCTTATACAATACGGGGTGAAAATACGCGCCCCCTAACCTATGCTTTTCAATCGTGCCGTATACCGTCCCGGCGTTGATGTTATCCAATAGCATTTTCTCAAAATTCATGCTTTACACCTCCAATTTACGTCCAAGGGCTTTTTCCAACTTGTCAATGTCGTAGTGACTCCAACGTTCCCGATCACTATAGACCCCGCTTGCGTTCAATTTGTCCGCTATTGCGTTCTTGCGTTCCCGGTCGGCGCTGTAAATGGTTTTGGTGTAATACCGCTCCGCCGTTACAATCTCCGCGCCGCTGTCGATTGTTTCAACCGTTATGTAACGCTTGACAACCCCTTTACCCTTTTCCCGCGCCCGTTCAAACGGGCTATTGGTAAAGTCGTATGTATCATAACAGGGCCGCTCCAATGTGCCGTAACTATCGCTCCAACGCCCGTTATCTGGAATTGTCCAGGCCCCGTCACACTGAATATATTCAGTATGCAACCGTTCAAACGTTACCGGGCCGTTGAAATGGAGGACAAAAGCATGGAGGTAGTTCTTTTCTTCTACCGTTTCCATTGCAAGCATGTTTCCAAGGTCGGTTACATCCACTTCACTAACGTGAATGTACAATGCCGCGCGGCGTTCCCATTTGAAATATTCGGGCGTGTATGCCAACGTGTAATTATCTTTGCGGTTCAAATTCTCTTTACGGGCCGTCTTGACTTCACTTGACAGTGTAACGGTAACGGGTTCCCCCCGGTAAACGCTGGACAACTTCTTTTCGCCGTTGTCCGTTTCCTTGATCGTATACGTTTCAAGGGTCAATTCACGCTCAAACAATTTGTTACCATTGCCATAAATGACAATCTTGCCAACTTCACAGTTAACCGGCAGGACATTCCCGTTGCAATCCTTGTACTTGAAATTCATAATTCTAACCTCCTCTAAAATGTCGATGTGTTCATGCCTTTTGGCATTGTTACGGGGCCTATTGTCCAGGCCCCTAAACAACGTCAAATGACGTTTATTCAATTTGTACGTTATGCAACGTGCCCGCCGGTTAGGATCGGCGGCAACCCCCCTAACAGCGACGGGGCCGCGCGTCCGGGGCCGTGGCCCCTTGACAAGTATTATTATATACGATATCTTATATTCTGTCAATACGATATCCTATATTTTAAGCATTAAAAATTCTTATGATAGTATAAGATATCGTATATATGTTTTTATCTGTTATCGTATATGTTTTGTATCGGATATCGTATACCGCTTGACTTATATTCGATATCGTGCTATTCTATTCAATGGAGGTGATTTTATGGCCGCTAAAGCGTCACAAAAGAAAATGGAGTATATCTCTAACTATGAGGCTGATAATTACGATCGGGTTTTAGTTCGGTTGCCTAAAGGGACTAAAGCCCGAATACAAGCAACCGGGGCCACGGTCAACGGGTTTATATCCAGTGCAACCCTTGACCGCCTGGACGGTAAAGCCCCCCCGGCCACGGGTAACACCTTGACCATTGATCCCCCGCCTGATATGAAATACAATGAACGGATCCAATTATTGATTGACGCCGGTATTACGTCCAGTGTATCCGAATACATTCTATCTGTTATCGGTGACAACCTTGACCGTGAATTGTCCTATAACGGCGTTTCATTATGGCGGTATGAACATGGGACAACCGAACCCCGTCACAAATGATATCGTATATACACTTGTTTCAAGTTAATATATGATAGCGTATATCCATATACCATACATGCATTATACCCCGGCCCCCGTCGCCGGGGCTTTTCTTTTGTCCAGGGCAACCGCCTATTGCTATTGATCCAACTGGACAACCCCCGCCGCCTATGCCTTTATAGCCCCGTCCAGGGGTTGTAATTATAAGTATTGCTTATAATTCATGCCATTTCTATAAGCTGTTGCAATGAATGTATGGTACTTATAAACGATATTTATAATTCATGGGGAATTTATAAGTAACGCTTATAACTAACCCTTCTATCGTCCCATCCCTGCCAAAAACCCGAACATTCTGCGTGATCTGCTATTGGAATGTTCGGATATTCCAGGCTGTTTATGCTGACAAGCTGTCAATATAGGTGGTGCTATAGGCTATGTCTATATTGCATGGGGTAGCTATAGGCTGTGTCTATGAAAAATGCCAACATGACTGCGTTAAATGCGTTTTTTACGAATAAATCCACCAAATTTCAGCGATCTACCCACGGGGGAGTATGCCAGGCGTCAAATTGGGCCGGGTTAATCCCCCGCCGCCCCCAAGAATAAAAAACAACAACTATTCGCATATCAATACGCGAAAAGATAGCCCGATTACGATACCCGCGTGATGATAATAAAAGCAAAAGAAGGGGGGCAAAGATATGAGCAGAACAGTACCGAAATGGATAAAAGACAAAAAATACCATTTCTGCGCTATTTGTGGGAAAGAGGAGGATTTACAGTATCACCATTGGATTCCGAGTGCTTTAGGTGGGAAAACAGAGTATTCAAACATTCTGGTAGTATGTGCAACATGCCATCAAAAACGACACAACCAAGGCGGTAGTGACCATCACAATTATCTTATCAGGGAAGGCATAACAAAGGCAAAAGAACGTGGTGTGAAAATGGGTAGACACCCATCTGACCACGAAAGCATTATACGCATGATTGCCGAGAATAGCACACAATTTAATAATATCAATGACACTAACTATAAACCCATGACAGAGAACGAGATCATGGAAATGGCCGGAATAAAACCAGTCTGCTATGCAAAATGCAAAAGACAACTAATGTCGGCCATGCAGGAAGAAGTTTGGCCCTATGAATGGGAAAAGCCGAAGGTTGTAAAATACCGGCCACTGTACGACAGGGTTATCAAGAAAATGCGGGGCGACGCGGTGTAAGTGCCGCCCTTTTCTTTGGGAAAAACAGTTACAAAACGGATATTTCAAACGGTTACATGTGGCTTCAATTTTTTTTTTTGCCTTATATAAAAAAAAAAAAAAATAAAAAATCAAATCATGAATGGGGGGATAAAATCCCCCCCCATTCATTGATTTTTTCGAGTATTTCAGAGAATTGAAAAAAAATCTGAGGAACGAATTGCGCTTGAAATAATTGTGCGCAACTGATATACTTGATGCAGGAGGATATGAACATGGACGCAAAGAAGTTAGTTGAAAAGCTGACGGAGCAGATAGAGCGCGAACCGTACAGCTACAGGGGCTACGAGGGGCATTACAGCGCGTGTAAGCTGCTGATGAAGGATTCTGTGGCCGAAGGTGTTAGCGGGCTTGTATGGCTGTCTGAGCGGATTACAGAGGCAATGCCTATGATGGCCGTTGTGAACAGGGGCGAGATGGGCGCATTGTATGGGCTGCACAAGGAAGTGCTGTTGGCGGCAGCGCCGTATGACTTTGATTCGTATTTGCAGTATGTAGAGTGGAACAGGGAACCGAGCAAGAAGTTTTATATCCCCAGGCGCAAGCAGTTGAAAGTGGTAGTGGACGCATTGCAGGACTTGACGGATGACAAATTGGACTTGTTGGCAATCAGTATGCCGCCCGGAACGGGGAAAAGCACGTTGGCGATATTCTACTTGACGTGGCTGGCGGGGAAATACCCTGACGCGCCGATATTGACAGGTTCGCATAGTAATTCGTGGGTGCGGGGTGCGTATGACGAATGCTTGAGGATTATGGACGTGAAGGGTGAATACCTGTGGCACGACGTATTTCCCGACGTTCAACTGTCAAGCACAAACGCGAAGGACTGTAGGATTGATTTGGGGAAGCGGAAAAGGTTTGAAACGTTGCAGTTTACGTCTATAGGCACTGGCAATGCCGGTCTGTACAGGGCAATGCAGCTTTTGTATTGTGATGACCTTGTAAGTGGCATTGAGGTAGCAATGTCGCGGGAACGGCTGGACAAGCTGTGGGAGATATACAATACGGATTTGCGGCAGAGGAAAATCGGACGGTGCAAGGAACTGCATTTAGCAACCCGCTGGTCAACCGGGGACATTATAGGGCGGTTGGAAGCAGAATATGGCGATGGTGACAGGGTTCGGTTTATAGTCATGCCAGCTGTGGATGAAAACGATGATAGCAACTTCGACTATCCGTATGGGGTTGGATTTTCGACACAGTTCTACCATGAGCAGCGTGAGATCATGGACGATGTGAACTGGCGGGCACTATACATGAATGTCCCCGTTGAGCGTTTCGGCCTTCTCTATAGCGCGGATGAATTGCGGCGGTATTTTGAACTGCCTGATGGTGAACCTGACGCGATTGTAGCGGTATGTGACACGAAAACAAAGGGTTCTGACTATTGCGTAATGCCTGTAGCGTATCAGTATGGGACGGATTTCTATATCGACGCTGTAATCTGTGACAATAGTAATAACGATTCGGTGGAGCCTCGGTTGGCTTCGATGTTGACAGAACGCAATGTTCAGATTGCGCGGTTTGAGAGTAACCAGGCTGGCGGCAAGATTGCCGAGAAGATTCAGGGGATGGTCAAGGAATTAGGCGGCAGGGCAAAGCTGACAACTAAGTACACGACGGCGAATAAGGAAACGCGCATAATTGTCGCCCAACCGTTTATCTTGGAGCATTGTTTGTTCAAGGATGATTCAGTGATAAAAAAAGACAAGGAATACCGACGATTCCTGCAAATGATGTGCGGATATACGACGGCGGGCAAGAATAAGCATGACGATGTTCCTGACGCGCTTTCAATGTTGGCAGAGTTCATTCAGTCAGCATTTGGCATGAACCGTGTGGAGATTGTGAAGAGGCCGTTCTAAAACCGAACATTATTGTGTGAAAATGCGTCTAATGTTCGTAAAATGCCGAACAATAATGACGTAATCGCTTGACAAAGTTCGGTTTTTATGTTAGTATACGCTTAGAGAGGACTATGGAGGCGCGTATGCTGACTGAGAAAGAGGTTGCGGCCATCAATGAATGGCTGGCAAAGGGGTTTGAGGTTGAGATATACCGCAAGCCTGACGGGACGCTGAATATCAAGACCGTTCGCAAGAAGCGGCTGATTGTCGAATAACAGATAATCCCCACGCTGAAAGGTCAGCGGGGAAGCGGAGAAGGCTCCGATGTGTAAAAGCATCGGGGTCTTTGATTTTTTGGAGGTTTGCGTATGGCTGATAACGAGAGCATGGCTGTTATATCCAACGACCTGTTTGGGCGTTTGGATATTTACGCTTCCTCCGACGAGATCACGGCTGAAAACGTGGTTTCGGAACTGAATACGGCATTGCCGTATCACGTCCAGAACCTTTTGCAAGAGGATTTTCTGTACTGGTATCGGCGCAATGTGCAACCGATATTGAACCGGCATAAGGAAGTCCGGCCTGAAATCCTGAACATTGTGCAGGAAAACCACGCGGAGGAGATTGTCGCCTTCAAGAACGGCTACTTCCTGACACAGCCCGCGTTCTATACGGCGCGGCGCGAGGGCGTTCAGGACAAGGTGGACAAGCTGAACGAGTTCCTTTACCGAAGCTATAAGCAAGTGGCTGACGATAAAGTGGTCAACTGGTTCCACACAGTCGGCAAGGGCGTTCTGTACATAGAGCCGGACAGGGGCAACGACCCCGACACCCCGATTCACTGTTACGCCTTAGACCCGCGATCCGCTTTCGTGGTGTATTCGCTGAGACCGGGCAATGAGCCTGTCATGGGCGTGAACATGGTCGTATCGGACGGCATTGCGAAGTTCGACGTGTTCACGAAGGACAGCGTGTATCACCTGACTGGCGGCGCAACCGGGCGGTTGATGACCGCACAGGTGAGCAGCGATTTCCTTGCGACGGCTGTTTCCGTGGACAGCGTTGAGCCGAACGCGCTTGGGCTGATCCCGATTATCGAATACCGCTACAACAGCGTGAACATGGGCGCGTTTGAAGCGGTGCTGCCCCTGTTGGATGAGATCAACAATATCCAGTCGAACC